ACCAAGGCAGCGACACCCAAGGCCAAGGCCCCCGTGAAGGCGAAGGCACCGGCGAAGGCGCCCGTCAAGAAGGCGCCAGCCAAGAAACCGGCGAAGAAGATCGCAGTCAAGCGCAAGCCCGCTATCACTGTTGCCCCAGCGCGGCATAAGTTGGACGTGGCTGGAGAGCAGGTAATCATCGACATGATTACCCGAGGGGCCGGCTATCGAGCCATTGCTAGAGAGCATGACGTTTCGATTGGCAGCCTGTTTGCTTGGATAAACGGCACATCTGAACGATCTCACGCATGCGCGAATGCTCGGGAGCTTGCTTCCTACTCCGAGGATGAGCTTGCGCTTGACGACATTGAGCTTGCGACGAATCAATTTGATCTCGCCAAAGCCAGGGAGATGGCGATTCACCGTAGGTGGAGGGCGAAAATTCTGAATCCCCGAAAGTACGGCGACAAGGTTGCTCTTGAGCACTCTGGCAACGTGAACATCAAGACCATGAGTGACGCTGATTTGCTGACGGTTGCCGCGCAGGGGTTGGTCGATGCTGAGTAAGTCCTGCAGCCAATGCGGCGTGGATAAGCCGCTTGACCAGTTCGTCTTTCGGTCGGCTCGCAACAAAGCGCACCATGCGGCAAATAGGGACTCTCTGCTGCCAAAGATGCGGGCAAGATCGAATGCCAGGTATTGGGGTGACGATCAGTACATGGTCAATGTGGCTCATGAAAATGCGATGGCTCGCGCTGGAACGGAAATGGTAATTCCGCAGTGGGCGGACATGGACGCCGCCTCTTCCGTTTACAAGTATGCTCGCGCCCTCAGGGCGGCTGGATTGGATGTGGAGGTTGACCACATCGTTCCGCTGCGCTCAAAGCGGGTATGTGGATTGCACGTGCACAACAACCTACGCGTGATAAGCGCTCTTGCAAACAGGCAAAAAAAGAATATGCGCTGGCCAGAAGACATGCCAGACGCCGCCACTCCGTACAAGCTGCCGCTGTGATTATCCAGCCATCCGAAGCCGCCATGGAGTTGTTGGCGAGACGGAAGGCGCGCGAGTCGTTTATCGACTTCTGCAGGTACAGGCTGCCACCTGAACTCAAGATGGCAAAGCATCATCTTGTTATGGCGGCGGCGCTTGATTCGGTGGAGCGCGGAGAGACAAAAAAGTTGGCAATTATGTTGCCGCCAGGGTCGGGGAAAAGTTTCTACGCCAGCGTTCTGTTTTCTGAATACTTCCTGGGTCGGAATCCGCAGCTTTCTATGGTTGCCGCGTCGCACACGGCAGAACTAGCAGAGCGGTTTGGCCGCCGAGTCAGAAACGCCTATGCGGATGAGACGCACAGAAGCCTGTTCAATAACGGTGTTGCCGAAGATAACTCAGCCGCCGGGCGCTGGGAGACAACGGCGGGCGGTGAGTATTACGCTGTTGGCGTTGGCGGATCGGTGACCGGTCGTAGGGCTGATTGCGTAATTGTGGATGACTTTGTTAGAAGTCGTGAAGATGCTGACTCAGAGCGCATTCGTGCGAAAACATGGGACTGGTACATCAACGATTTGACGACGCGCCTGAAGCCTGATGGCCGAATCGTGATTGCATGTACTCGTTGGCACGAACAGGATTTGCTGGGCGAAATACTGGATAGAGAGCGCAGCGAGTGGAAAGTCTTGAAGATTCCATTTCTCGCCGGCCACAACGACATTCTTGGCCGCAAAGAGGGTGAGCGGCTGTGGCCAGAGTGGTACACGGACGAGATGGAGCGCCAGGCGCAGGTTGACCCACGGGCCTTCATAAGCCTTTGGCAGCAAGAGCCGCGGCCCATTGATGGCGCAGAGTTCAAGCGCTCATGGATCAATCGCTACGCCAGCCCGCCACGCATCCTGAACAAGGTGCTGCTGGTGGACCCGGCCGGCGACCCGGCCAAGGCCACGGCCAGGCGCAAGAAGAGCGACTTCACGGCGATGTGGGTTGTTGGCCTGGCCTCCGACAACAACGCCTACGTTGTCGATGGCCTGCGCGACCGGCTGAACCTGACGCAGCGCGCGGACGCGGTCTTTGAACTTCACCGCAAGCACAAGCCCATGCAAACGCGCTATGAGCAGTACGGGCTGCAGGCGGACATTGAGCACATCAAGAGCGAGATGGAGAAGCGCCAATACCGCTTTGCCATCAAGGAGGTGGGAGGTCAGGTCGAGAAGAACGCGCGCATCAGGCGCCTTGTGCCCTGGTTCGAGGGCGGACGGCTGTGGCTTCCCCATGAGATGACCCGTACGACCGTCATGGGCGGAACCTACGACGTGGTGAAGGACTTCATTGAACAGGAGTTTGTGACCTTTCCGGTGGGCAGAAACGATGACTCGTTTGACTGTCTGGCCCGACTGGCGGAGCCGGGGCTCACGCTTCCGTTCCCCGATGAGGGTTTATACGACGACCCCAAGATGGCCGCGACCTGGGGAATTTTGGACAGCGAAGTGACGGGCTACTAAATATGACCACAAAGCAGTGCTTCAAATGCAAGGAAACGAAGTCCTTGGACGCTTTTCACAAGAATCCAAGAATGGCTGACGGACATCTGGGAAAGTGCGCCGCCTGCGTCTTGGTATGCGTCAAGCAATGGAGGTCCGAGAACCCGAATGCAAGGAAGGCTGAAAGCGCTGCGGCCCGTGTCCGCAATGGTGGCATGACGCGGGCCGAATATTTGGCAAAGATCAAGGACGGCGCGGTCGGAAGGAGGGCTTCGGCGCTCAAGTATTACCGAGCCAACAAGGAGAAGCAGGCCGCATGGAACAAGCAGGATCGAGCACTTTACCCGGAGAAGTATGCGACACGCAGCGCGGCAATCAAGAGTGCAAAGCGCGCCCAGCGCGACCCAGCGTTTCTTTCGCAAAACTGCGCCACCGAAAACAGGCGAAGGGCGGCGAAGGCGATGCGCATCCCACTGTGGGCTGACCACGACGCCATCGGCGGAATGTACGAGGTCGCCAGACTCTTTCGACAGATAGGCATTCAGATGGAAGTGGATCACGTTGTCCCGCTGCAGGGTAAGACTGTTTCGGGACTTCATACGCACGACAACCTGCAGCTTTTGGTCAAGTCCCAAAACGCCGCGAAGCACAACCGATACTGGCCAGATTCACCATGAAAAACGACCCCCAAGAACTCGAAGCTGTCGAAGAGGTGGCGTACGAGATCGATGGTCAGTATGTGACCAAGGATCAGTACGACTCCCATCGGCGCTCCAAGCGCGACGCCCTGCACGGCCAGTTCAGCCGTCAGCGCGACGACTGGGTGGCACACCGCGCAAGTCTTGGCGTCGAGTCACGCTGGCGCCGCGCGCAGGCGCTGTACCTAGGTGACGAGGATTCCGGTGGAGATTCGGCCCTTACCGACACACTGAAGAACGGCCCAACACGCGCCGGTTCCGGTGGACAGGTGGCTGCGCGCTCGAAGGTGGTGGTCAACATCGTTCGACCAAAGGTGGATCAGGCCGTCGCGCGCATGGCTGAGATTCTCCTGCCTGTTGACGACCGCAACTGGGGCATCAAGCCAACGCCCGTGCCAGAGGCTATCAGCCAGATGGTGGGTGACACCCAGCGCATGGTGCCCATGCCCGATGGCTCCCAGGTCACCGCTGACGCAGCATCTCAAATCTTCATGAAGAAGATGAAGGACTCTGCCAAGGGTATGGCCGACGAGATCGACGACGTGCTCAATGAGAGCGATTACAACGGTCAACAGCGCGCTTTGCTGGAAGACGGCGTTCGGCTGGGCGCCGGCATGATGCTGGGTCCATTTCCAAAGATGCAGCCCAAGCGCAAGTGGGTTGAAGCTGGAGACGGCCTCCTGAAGTTGGAGATCGGGCACGAGGCGAAGCCGGCGTCGCGCCGAGTGGACCCGTGGGATGTGTACTTCGACAAGTCCTGTGGCAATGACCATCACCGCGGCTCAGGCTTTTACCTGCGCAGCTACATCACGCGCAAAGAATTGCGTGCACTCGCACTCCTGGATGGCTACGACGCAGACATCATCCGCGAGACGCTGATGGTTCGCCCCACACGCACCCGGGTCACGACTGGGCGCGTTGAGCGCACGACCAGCGACGAGGAGTCCTACGAGATGTGGGTCTACTACGGGCAGGTCGAGCCCGATGACATTGGCATGCTCTCCGAGTCCATGAAGGACCCGCTGGAGAACGTGGAAAACGGCATCATCGTGATGGTGGAGAACCGCATCATCGGCGCCATGGAGTCATGGATTCCAGACGGCTCGCTGCCCCTTGATGTGTGGTGCTGGCGTGATGCGGACGACAGCCCGTACGGTTACGGTCTACCAGACGAGATGAGCCACCAACAGCGCGTGGTCAATGCCGCATGGCGTCAGGTGATGGACAACGCCAAGATTACGGTGGGTGGCCAGCTTGTGATGAAGAAGGGGCGCATCAAGCCGCAAAACGGTTCGTACGCACTGGAGCCCAACAAGATTTGGCTGGCCGACGATGAGGTCGAGGATGTGACCAAGGCCATGACGATGATTGAGTTCTCGTCGCACCTGGCAGAGCTCCTGACCATCGCCGAAGCGGCCATGAAGTTCGCCGATCAGGAAACCTCGATGCCCCAGATCATGGGCGGCGAGAAGGGCACGGCGCCCGAGACGGTTGGCGGCATGGTCATGCTCTACAACAACGCCAACGTGGTGCTCAGGCTGCGCGTGAAGCTGTACGACGACAAGATCACCCGTCACCACATCAGCCGGCATTACGACTGGCAGATGGCGCACAGCAAGAAGCGCCACATCAAGGGCGACATGGAGGTGGATGCGCGCGGCTCGACGGCCTTGCTGGAGAAGGACATCCAGAACCAGGCCACCTTGAACCTGGCCAACATCACCAGCAACCCGCGCTACCAGGCATTCATCGATCCCAAGGAAGAGCTTCGCACCATCCTCAAGGCCTTCAAGATCACGCCCGAGGACATCATGCTCACGGACGACAAGATCGAGAAGAACCTGCAGGCTGCAGCGCAAAACCCGCCGCAAGACCCCAACATCATCAGGGCTCAGGCCCAGGTGCAGGTCAAGCAGATGGACGTGCAGGACCGGGCCGAGGATCGGGCTCACGCCGAGCGCGCCCAGGCCGCGGAGCTCCAGCACAAGAACGCATCGCTTGCGTACAACACCGAGCGCGAGCAAAAGGAATTCACCATCGCCATGGCGCAGGCGCAACTGGAGCGCGACATCACACTCCTGCGCGCCGCATCAGACGAGAGCGAGAACGAGCTTGAGCGGCAAGCAAGAGCACGACTGGAGGCGATGAACCTTGACTCCAAGCATCAACTTTTCAACGCCGAGGCTGCGTTGAGGGTCAACACCGGCGCCGGCATCTAACTTTTCAAAGGCTGATATGAAGCAACAAACGAACGTAATCACAACCGACGCCGATTACCTGGCCGGGTGGAAG